CCCACTTCCCACTTCCCACTTCCCACTTCCCACTTCCCACTTCCCACTTCCCACTTCCCGCTGCCCGCTGCCCGCTGCCCGCTGCCTGTTTTCTAGGCATACTCTCCACGTCCCATACAATCGACTCTCTCGTCCTTCAATTTTGGTCGATCCCTCTATTGCTTTGCAAATCGGATAGCCTGACAATTGATTCTGTGAAACCTGACAGCTTTTTTCACCGAATCCCGAACCCCGAATACCTAAAATATGCCAGTTTACCGGCGGTCGGTCAAACCGGATGTTCAGTGTCACTATGAGCAGGGGTTCGGGGCACGGGTGTCCCGACAAAGAATTTCCCATATTTTTATGACCGAACCCCGGCCCTTATGCCATCAGAGTCCAGAATCATCAGAACCCCGGCCCTGAGACCCTTATGCCATCAGAACCCCGATCATCAGAATCGGGAGTCGGGGTTCGGGTCAAATATGGTGATATCTGAGGGAACTGATGCTCACATCAACGTGAACCTGAGTTTGAACGATTTCGATATCATATCTGAGGGAATCCGGGAACGTAAATTTGTCAAATAAAAATATAACACGTTTGCCGTATTATACTTATGTAAAAGGCACGCGATTGATTTTAAACTCTGACAAGAAAGTGTCACCACATGCCCACAGATATTGAAATCACGAGAGTCGAGGAAGATAGTGAATTTCGATGTCAGGCAGCAACTTCGAGGGGTCAATGTATCAATCGTGTTGTGCCCGGCTCTGAATTCTGTATCGTTCATGGCGGCAAAAACGCCCTAGACAAGCAAAAAGTCACAAGTCAGCGTATTTATTTGCTTGAACGATTCCAAAACGAGGTATCTCGCCACGCTGACCACCGAGAATTGAAATCATTACGAGAAGAAATCGCAATCCTGCGAATGATGCTCGAAATGAGACTAAATAAGTGTAAAGATACCACAGAATTGTTGATAGAATCAACAGGAATCACTAATTTAGTACGAGAAATCGAAAAATTGGTCCGATCTTGTGACCGATTAGAACAAACGTCGGGTTCTATGCTCGATGCATCCCAAGCAGTGGCCTGGATGAACATGATTGCAGGGATTATGGACACATATATCACTGATCCTGAGGTAGTTCGTCAAATTGCAGAAGAAATTATGTCATCTTACCATGATTTAAGGAAAGAAAACAATGAGTTGGATTCTTGAACACTGGTCTGAAGTTTTGCAAATCATTGGATCATTTGTGGCAGCCGCTACAGTCATTACTGGTCTAACACCCACCCCAAAAGACGATGAATGGCTCAAAAAGATCGTCTCAGCCCTCTCTTTTGTTACCTCCAAAGACAAAGAAGGTACTTTTAAGGTTCCGTTCAAATGAAAACAGCATTCTTTTTGCTGTTTGGTAGCTATGCTGCCCTTAATTTCATTTATGGTGATACTGAATTGATAAATGTGGGTTTTGCACAAATTGATCCTAAAATCTTAATTGATTATGTCCCATTTGTCGCATTTACACTGCCATTTATCGGTAATGCTCTGCCATTTCTCTCGAAATTCAAGGATCGTATTAAGCCAGACAACACACTTGACCTGATTAACGAACTAGAGCTTCGCATATACCATGATGAAGCCTGCCGCAAGGCTTGTACAACACTCCGCGAAGCCGCATTAAAGAAAATGGCAAAATGAGATATCTTTTAATCTTTTGCATCTTGTTTTGTGGCTGTCCAATTAAAAATGACCCAGTTCCAGTAACTATTATTCCGAATGTAATAGTTCCAGATAATGCTGCTAGTGTATCGGAACTAACAAAGTTCAAAGACCTTGAACTCTCTGAGTTTTATGCCGAATTTGCTGACGTTGTTCGACGTGATTCTGAAATCATTAAGACAACTGCTGACATTCGAGAAGCCCATGTCAAAGCAGGCAAACTCATGTTTCAGAAGCGTCGAGTTACAAATCCCGAACTCGCTGCCGCAGTCAATGCAACGATGGCAACTGGCCTTGGCCTAGACATTGTTGAATTAACTGATGAAAAACGTAGGGAGGTGATCAAACTTCTGGAGGCTATGTCATGGGCATTACAGACCTAGGCGGTTGGATACCCACTCCACCTGCCGAACTCGAAAAACTCAAAAGCTCTCTGTACGCAAGTCAGGGAGCCTTTGACTATCAAGACCTTGAAAAGCAAGATTGGCAAAACAAGATAGTCAAACTCTATGAACCCGTCATTCAATTGATGGGCAGAGACCCATTCGGAGAAGAACCGCAAGCCGGTCCTGATTGTACCAGCCATATGGCTCGCAATCTATGGGACATAGCCAGAGCCATTGATATTGTAATCAATCAAGAACTCGAACTCTGGGAAAACCGAGGCTGCACAGAACTGATTTACGGCATGCGTGGCGGCGGTCGCGGCATGAATGTAGGTAAAGCCGTTCGCTTTATGAACAAAGTCGGAAACCTAGTTCGTGGAGAATACGGTCAATACGATCTATCATCGTATAATTATACTCCACAATGGAATCCAACACCCCAAAAACTCCAAGAATTAGCTTCTGATTTTCCAGCCATGTACACATATGGCATCAATAGTGTTGAAGAAGCATGTCAAGCAATGTCTTCTGGTTACGTTGTAGGCGGTGGCTCCCGATATGCAAATAATGGAATTCGAGACTCCAAAGGTCGATCCTTTTGGAATGGTTCTTGGAATCATGCACAAGCATTCGGAGGCTACGATGCTAAAGAATTACATTGTCTGATCCATTTACAATCATGGGGACTCTGGAATCGCGGTGGTCATCCACCTTGGGGCAAACTCCCTAACGGTGCATATCTTATGCCTATGGAAGAAGCTGACAAAATAATAAGACAAGGAGAGTTCTATGTACTAGGCCAAGTCAAGGGACTGCCGCCTAGACAACTTCCAGACTACGGTGCAGGAGAATTTCTATGAAATACCTAATCATCTTGCTGATTTTGACATCGACAGCCTATGCTGGAAAAGCACAAATCAGTTTTGCATTGGCCTTAGCAACCATGTCCGAAAACGAACAAAAGGTTCCTCGCGAGAAATGCACTGTTTGCAAAGGCACCGGTAAAGTCAAAGCAGGCGACACCGTTGTCATTGTCGAGCGTGATTGCACAAATTGTTATGAATCAGCGACCCAGACACCTGATCCAAAAGTACGAATCGATATTCATACCATCAAAGGATGCCCACCTTGCATCACAACCAAATCTGCAATGCAAAACTGCATCGACCACAAAGACTTCGTGGCTGAAGATTTCAAAATCATCAGCGGAGGAAGTCCAAGAGGTTATCCAAGAGTTGTTATTCGAGTCAACGAAGCAATAGTCTATGACAAACTTGGTCCTCACACCTCAAACCAATTAACAAAATTGTACAATCAGTATAATCAAATTGCATTAGCTGATACCCATTACAAAACATATAGTCCAGCACAATGGAAACAATTCTGTCAAAACGTCGATCTTAAAGCCTATGTCTCAGGTATGACCTATGTTGGCCATATTACTGAACATCATGGCGAGTGGGCACTCCGACCCGAACAAATCAAAGGTCTAACCAATGCCGAACTTATCGAAGTCCATGGTTGGCAACATACTCACAATGTTGACTAATCTCAGCGGAACCATTCAAATAGATGGGACATGGGCTTATGAGAACATAGAACTCAAAGGTCCAGCAACCTTTGATTTCGAAATCAAAGACCGCCAACTCAATATCCACTTCCATGAAAAACCCACAGCTACTTACAGATTCATTGGCACAACAGTGCCCTACATCCGTCTCAACCTTGAACACGTAGTTATCGGACTTGATAACTTTCCTGACATCACTTTGGAGGTAGAATAATGCCCGGTTACGATGACTATCGAGAAGGAAAGTCTGCCCACGATCTACGCAATATTGATGTTAGTGCTTCTGATTTTAACATCACTAATGGTCTTGAACCTTATTTTCGAGGCTTTATAATTGGCACCGCTGGCACGCTTACTTTGAAAACCATGAAGGGTAGAACTATTACTATTCCCGAGAATAACCTAACTATCGGGGTTATTCACTGGATTGCAGGTACAGTTGTCTACAATTCAGGAACAACAGCAGAGGAGATATGCCTTGTCTTCTAAATATGCTAGCGACCAAGAAACTAGAACCTTCCAAGGAACAAAGAATGAGTTCCTCGAATATCGTCGAGGAGAACTCAACACAAAATACGGTAGCTTCTGGGTATCCATTATGTGGTGGATGATCCAATACTCATTAACAGCATTATGGAACAAATACCATGCAAATTAAGTTATGGCCCTCAATAAATGTCCGAGAACTTCAGTGTTTTCGAGGACGCCAGTGCCATCGAAAGATGGAAGTACCTGCCCGAGCCAATATTGTCGAATTCGCTGCCCTGACATCTTCAACAGTCAAACTTGTCGAAGCAGGAAAAGTTGTTGGCCAAGTTGACATCGGCGCAAACAACCATGTATCCCATACCATTCTTCCCTCACAACCAGATCATCAAATCCCTTTGGCTTCTGATATTCAAATCACCCAGAAGCCGAGCTTTACCGTAAAGAAAGCTGAAGAGGGAGCCGCAAAGCTGAAAGCTGAAAAGGAAGCCGCAAAGCTGAAAGCTGAAAAGGAAGCCGCTGAAAAGGAAGCCGCTGAAAAGGAAGCCGCTGAAAAGGAAGCCGCTGAAGATGACACCACAGATATTGAGAAAAAGATTGACGAATCTGGTGATTCTAAAATCAATGATAAGGTAGAAGATGATGAACTTGGACCTAAGAATGAGGGAAGCCCTAAGTCAAAATCTTAGGAAAAAGTCCATTACAACTTGCTCGGAGTGGGCAGAACAATTCGTTTTGATGGGACCACCGTTTGAAGGGAATATGTCCTTTAAATACCACCCGTGGACCAAAGAAATGCACGATTCTCGTGCTGCTAAAAATACAGGAAAGAAAGCAGCACAAGTTGGATACACAGTGTCCATGATGAATCTTGCATTCTATTCAATTGACCAACTTCGAGAGTCTGTTCTCTATCTATTGCCAAGTAAGACGCCAGACGCTACAGACTTTACAGCAACAAAGTTTGATCCAGCCTTAGAAAGATCGCCACACCTAGCCGACCTGTTCTCTGATGTTAAAAACATGGGAACTAAACGAGCAGGCTCGGCAATCTTGTATATTCGTGGAGCAAATAGCCGTAAAGGTCTTAAATCGATTTCAGTATCAAAAGTGCTACTGGATGAATTCGATGAAATGCCAGCACATACAATCCCTCTGGCGCAGGAACGTATGTCTGGCCAATTGGAGAAACAACTTTGGTTAATTAGTACACCTAGATTTCCGGGTCATGGGATCGATAAAGAATTCCAAGATTCAACACAAGAACACTTCATGTTCAAGTGTCCTAGTTGTCGCAAACTAATTGAATTAGGCCACGAAAACCTAGTAATAACTGCCGAAGACACACATGATCCTAAAATCAATGACTCGTATGTCATGTGCCTAGAATGCAAAGCTACACTCTTTGACAGTTCATTATCCCCTAGAGATTATGCTGAAGCTAAGGCTGATTTGCAAATCAATCATCAATATGTCCCAATGGGTCATAAAGATTTCGAGGATCGTGGATTCTATGTCAATCAACTATATTCTCCAACAATTTACCCCAAAACTCTTGCTAAATCATACCTCAAGTCCCTGACTAACAAATCAGCAGAACAAGAATACCACAACTCGAAAATGGGTAACGCCCACGAAGTTGAAGGTGCTCGACTCTCAGACAATTCAATCGATGCTTGCTTTTCTAAGACTGGTCGCCGCAAGGGATCAAAACCAATTACACAAATGATCACAATGGGCGTTGATGTCGGACGCTGGCTCCACTATGAAATAGCATGTTGGTCAATTAAAAGACATGGCAATGACTTAAATATTCAAAGTGATTGTATCTTACTTGATCAAGGTAAGAAAGCTCATTTCCATGAACTCGATGACCTTATGCGTCAGTGGCAAATCAGAATGGCAGTCGTAGACTGGCAACCTGAAACAAGACAAGCTCTTGAATTTGCCAACAGATTCGCTGGATTCGTCAAACTTTGTCGGTACGGCTCTAGTGCTTCCGATAAAACAATCATTATGGCTCCTGACGACAAAGTGATATTTACAGCAGCCAGAACAACTTGGCTCGATTTAAGCCTTGGCCGATTTCACAATCAAACCATTGACTTACCTCTTGACCTAAGTCTTGAATACCGTAGTCACTTAAAGAACATTGCAAGAGTCTATGAAGAAGACAAAGACGGCAATCAAGTCGGTCGATACATCAATAACGGTGATGACCACTTTGCTCACGCACGAAACTACTGTGAAATAGCTTTACCCCTAGCTGTCGCACGACACACCAACAGTGATATTGAGGCATTTTTATGATCATTCCAAATATCAGACACCCCTTCTACCTTAATAGGTCAGATGAATGGGAAAAATGGCGTCTTACATACAATGGTGGTACAGAATTCACTAATACATACTTGAAAAAGTTCTCGGATCGTGAGACTGCTACTGATTTCTCGAATCGGAAAGATATTACACCAACTCCGAACTTTGCGAAAGCAGCAGTAAACGATATCAGGAACTCGATCTTCCAACGTCTTGTTGAAGTTAATCGACGTGGTGGTTCACAGTCATATACTCAAGCAATGAATGGTGATAATCTTGGAGTGGATCGTAAAGGTTCCTCTATGAACAGTTTCCTGGGCCGTCAAATCCTCAGTGAACTTTTAGTCATGAGTAAAGTAGGCATCTTTGTTGATATGCCTGCAAAACAAGGTCCAAGTGTCAAGGCAAATCTTGGCTCACAACCATACCTCTACAGATATCTTGCTGAAGACATCCTAAGTTGGCGAGAACGTGATGATGCTCCTGATGAATTTGAAACTGTCCTACTCCGTGACTATGTTGAGACTGTCCACGAATCGGGATTGACATCAAAATCAGAAACAATATACAGACTCCTATCTCGGACGGGTGCTGGAGTAACTGTTGAGTTCCTCAAAATGGAAGTACCCACAGTAAATGGTATTGTCATTGGAGAACCTGAACAAGTTCGAGTCAACCAATATGGTGAACGGTCAGACATTATCTATACCCTAGATATGGAATCAATCCCATTCGTTGTACTAGAACTCAGTGATAGCCTTATCGCTGATGTTGCAAATCATCAAGTCGCACTCCTTAACCTTGAATCATCAGACATCAATTACTCATTGAAGTCAAACTTCCCATTCTATACTGAGCAACAAGATGACAGAGACTACAGTCACCTATTAAAACAAGGTGATACAGCCAATGATGGCGAAGCAGTTGACACTGGCTCAAAAGATAAGGAAATTAAAGTCGGTGCCACTCAAGGTCGGGCATATGCCACAGGCTTAGATCGGCCAGGATTCATACATCCTAGCTCTGAGCCTATTGAAGCATCAATGAAGAAACAGACACAATTAAAGCATGATATTCGTACTTTAATCAACCTGAGTCTGTCCAATATGCAGGGCAAGATGGCTTCTGCTGAGAGTAAAGAACTCGATGAACGTGGCCTAGAAGCTGGTCTCTCAAGTATCGGACTCGAACTAGAACATGCCGAACGTAAGATCGGTAGATTCTGGCACGGTCTTGAAAAGAGTAGTACTGATTTTAGCATCAAATACCCCGAAAAGTGGTCACTTAAAAGTGATGCTGATCGGCGTGAAGATGCAAAAGCAATGCGAGATATTCGAGATACAATCCCATCGCCATCGTTCCAAAAGAATATTTCACAAGAGATTGCTCGAATTATCTTAGGTGGTAAAGTTAGTGATTCTGACTTAGCCACAATCTTTAACGAAATTGAAGACGCAGAAGCATTCTCAGCAGACCCCGAGACAATCTTCCGGGCTGTTGAACTTGCAATCTTGGACTTAAAGACAGCAGCTAAAGTCTTAGGTATCAATCCAGCATCAGTAGATTCAGCAGCCAAGGACCATGCCAGTAGACTAGCAAGAATCTTGAAAGCTCAAGGTGGCGACAATCCTGGAGCCAGAGGCGTAAACGATTTAGACCCTGACCCCGGACAAAGCGGCAAAGTTGAAAAGACTCAATCTCGCGATACTACAAATCAAACATCCCTTGATTCTAATATCAGAGGCAAGGCTAAAGCGAAGGCAAGTCTCTAATGTACGCAACACTCGTAGAGTCTGACATTTATTTTTTAACTCGTCTGCACTCTGACGGGTGGGACGAACACTCACTAACTCAAAGGGTAGCAGCTTTAACAACTGCTACTCGACAAATCGACAGACTCAATTTTAAAGGCTGCAAAGCAGTCAGCACTCAAGCTAATGAATTTCCTCGCGGACTTGATACTGAAGTCCCTGAAGATATCAAAATCGCTTGCATGGAAATTGCTTTCTCATTACTTGTTGATGGGAAAGACGCAGAGAAAGAGCAAGAAAATCTCACTATAGTCAGTGAGGGATTTGGGAACATTCGTGATACCAAGAACAAAGATTTTGTTCCTGAGCATCTTAATGCTGGTATCGTAAATGCTTTCGCGTGGAAATACTTACGTCCGTATCTACGTAATCCTGAATCTTTTAAAATTGTAAGGACATCTTAAGGAATATGCAAATGGCTCCTGTACAGGACTTTGAATCCGTATGGATTTTACACTACGAAGGCGAAGGCGATGGCGATGGCGATGGCGATGACCTCGGAAAAAATGATCCTCCCGGACAAGGTAAAACTTACTCTGAGGCCGACTTAACCGCTATCGTCGAAAAGAAGACTGAAGAAGCTCGGCGAAAACAGAAAGCTGCTTTAAAGCGTTTTGAAGATATGCAGGAAAACTTCAAAATGAATGAGACTCAGCGAACTGAAATGGAAGCAGAGCTTGAAGACCTTAGAAAGCAAACTCTGACAGCTGAAGAGTATGCTAAACGTGAGCAAAAGAAACTTGAAGAAAAGTATTCTACTGATCTTCAGTCCGCTCAGCAACAGGCTGAATCATGGCAACAACGGCATAACCGATTACAAGTAAATTATGAAATCAGTAGTGCTGCCCAACAACATGGAGTGTTGCCCGAAGCTATTGAATCTGTTGAGGCACTCCTCGGCGGAAAAACCAAAATTATCCCTGTAGAGGGAGAAGATGGAATTGAAGTCCTCAAAACGGTTGTATCGTTTATGGACACCACGGCTGAAGGTAAGCCACTTCCCGTTGAACTTTCTGTAGAGGATACAGTTAAACGGATGAAGGAAAATACCGAGAAGTATGGGTATATGTTCGCGAGCCAAGGTGGTGGACTCGGTGGTAACTCTGGCCAACCCGGTGCGAAGGGTCAGAAGAGAATCGACTTCACGAAATTAACTCCCGAAGAATACCAAAAGATTCGTAAAGAAAACCCATCATTACTCTACGGAGAAAACAAATGAAGTTTGATTCTAATATCAGCGTCTTTGAATTGCATTATGCCAATGACCTCGACGCTTTCAGCCCTGAACAATGGGCTATGGAGTCCGTTTCAATTCTTCAGGAAAATATGGTCGCCGCGAACTTGGTTCACCGTGACTTTGAATTCCTTTTTGCCAAGCACGGCGATACTGTCAATACTCGACAGCCTGCTGAGTTCACGGCAAAGCGTAAATTGAACAGTACAGTTGACATTCAGAATGCAACTGCGACTAACATCCCTGTGAAGCTGGATCACCATGTCCACGTTTCATTCCTGATTGGCGATGGTGACGAAAGCAAGTCCTTCATGTCACTTGTTGACGAATACATGAAGCCTGCTGTGTTGTCTATGGCTCGATACGTTGACCAGATTGTTCTCGGTCAAACTCCTCAGTTCCTGATGAACCAAGCTGGTTCACTTGGTGGCCTGACCAACAGCAATGCTGTTCAGTACATCACGGAAACTGGATTGGTCATGGATGAGAATAAGGCTCACCAAGTTGGTCGTAACCAAATTTGGACGCCGAATGCTCATGCTCAGATCATTCAGAACTCAGTATTCCATGAAGCTGACAAAGTCGGTGACAATGGTACTGCATTGCGTGAAGCAAGTCTCGGCCGCAAGCTGAACTTCTTCCACTGGATGGCTCAGAATATGACGCAGACTGTGGACGTCGTTGCAGCCGAAGAAACTGGCGCTATCGATTTGGCTGCTGGTTATGTCACTGGTGCTACGACTATCCATATCAATGGATTGACAACCTCGACTTCTGGTATCGTTAAGGCTGGCCAGTGGCTCAGTATTAACGGAAAAGTCTATCAGTCTGCAACAACTGTTGCCTCTGATGGTTCTGGTGACGCTGATGTTGTACTCACGTATGGCCTCAAAGAAGGTATCTCAAATGACGATGTTGTGAAGATTTACAACTCTGGCAACTTGGCCACTGCTGTGTATGCAGCAGGATACCTTGGTTACGTCAATGTCGATAATGGCTCAGGTGGATTGCCTGATACATTACAAGTTGGACAAACTGTCTCACTTGGTTTGGTCA